ACGGTTTCAAGCTCACGGGTCTTAGTGGCAATGTTACGCTCCATTGTGGCAAGCTCACTCTCCATTGCCTCTAAGTCGGAGATAGCTTTGTTACGGTCGGAATTGGCTTGCACACGGATTTCATTCTGACGGTTGCCTAACGCCAGACGTTTTTCTCCCTGTAAGCGCATAAGTTCAACCTTGCGCTTGTTGGCGGCATTGGCCGCTGCGCTCACATCGGAAAGTTGAGCGTCAATGTCGGCGAGGCTCCTTTTCTTATCGGCAAGCTCTTTCTCCAACGCGGCCCAGTCCTCATCTTCGGGCATTAGCTTTTGCGCCATTTCGATATTTGAGGGTATGGTTGTGAGCGCATCATTGCAACTCTTTTTCTTGGCTGCTACCTCTTGGGCGTACTTGATTAAGGACGTGCCGTTGATATGGTCCAGCAACGCCATAAATTCCGGGCTTAAAGCGGCCACCTCGTCATCGGATATGTTGCCTACCATTTGGAGCAACATTTCTTTCTGGTCATCAGCCGACAGGCGGGGGAATAGGTAGGGATTGGTTATCAGCCTAAATACATCTTCGGGGATAATCTCGGAGATTTCGGCTTGATACTCCTTTTTGGTACCGCAACGCACATCGTTAATGAAAAACTGTGTTTCGTCTTTCATCACCTCATCGGTGGTGCCGTTTACCTTGTTCCATTTCTCCACAAGGCAGCGTTGCAGTTTAATCTCTCTCCCGTCCACGTCAAACACGCCAGTTACGGAGTGTTCCAGACGATAGATAGGTTTTCCGTTCTTGTCGAGGGTCTTGACATTAAAGCCACCGTTACCATCGCCACGGCCTGCGCTATCCTTTCCGAATAGCAGCCACAAGTAAGCATCATAGAGCGTGGTCTTGCCCGTAGCGTTACCGCCTGTAATCGTAACCACGTCACTATCAAAGCTCACATCAAAGGAGCGTACCCCCTTGAAATTCACCAGCGACAGCGATTTTAATTTAATTGTTCTCATTCTTGAATATTTTATTGAGTGGTAATCCTTTGTTGTTTCGGTATCGGATTGTTCCGGGTGCGACACCTAAGCGTTGCGCCCATTCGCTTATAGTCAGAGTTTCACCATTGAAAGTTATTTTATGATTGTTTCTTTTGTTTCGTGCTTGTGTTAAGCTATCTACCCAGCGGCAATTATCCGGCTCATAGCCTAAATCGGGATTTATACGGTCTATTGATAAGCCCTCTTGATAGCCGTTGTTGATAGCCCACGTTTTGAAATTATCATAATTTTGCCACTCGGAGCAGAGGGCGATTCCACGGCCGCCATATTGAGGATAATTTTTGTGGCGTTGATATTCACAACGCTGTTTCATACCTCGCCACACATGATACAACCTCGTATTGCTTTCTCCGTGTTTTGTATTTCGTGCGGTCGCTTTTTCAGAGGATATGCACCCGCAGCTTTTTGTATTGCCACGTTTAAGACTTGCGCCTAATACGGATAAGGTTTTGCCACAATCGCATTGGCATAGCCACAAACTTTGTCCTCTACGGTCAGAGCCATTTCTGGCAATAACTACCAACCTACCGAAGCGTTGGCCGATAAGATTACTTGCTTTGCTCATCTGTGAATTATTGTGTTGAGCCTTTCGGCATTGTTGATTGCCATCAGTTCGGCGCGTGAATAGTAGCGTTTGGAGTTTTTTGCGGACCCGTTACGTTGTGGCGTTATCAATCCGCTTTCCACCCAGCGTTTAACCCTCACCTCTTGGAATTGACTATACGCCTCACGTTGAGAAATAAGGTCGCTTGCCGGAGCCGCTTCCTTTTGGTAGGTCGCAACACCAAGAGCCGCCATATTCGCGCATAGCGTTTTCAGTTCGTACAATTCCATTGTGATTGTCATTGCTTTGCTACCTTATGCGCTTTGTGAGCTTTGATTTTGCGAATAAGCAAATCCTTGAGGCTCTCCCCGTCCTCTTTGTCGAGAAAGAGTAAGCCCGAAAAATAGAGAGAAGCGGCTACGAAAAGCCAGTGCGCCGGATTACCGGCGCATACTCCCCAGATAGCCCCGGCGAGGCATAAGAGCCAAATGCAGAGCCAGACGGTGTTGTAAATTTGTGTTCCTGTCATCGGTGTTGCAATTTTTATGTGAATAATTCTTGTTCGGGAATACCTAACTCTTTGGAAATAATAGAGGTTTTGAGCGCATCCGGCTTTTGAGTGCCGGCTATCCAGCAGCGCACCGTAACCTCATGCACTTTACACAAAGTTTTTGGGGCTACCTCAGCCTTTGGGGGCAGAGCGTCATAGAATAGGCGAAACCTTGTTTTTTTCTTGTTCTCCATTATAATTCTTATAGTGTTATGTGTTCCGTAAGCACAAATTTTTGTATCTTTGCGGCATTACAAAACTGATTGTGTCGCAAAGTTAGACATTCTTTGCGATATATCGCTAAGTATCGCAAATAAAAATTGCAATATTAACAATTATTAACAGCATGCCAATCAAGATAGACCTTAACGGCCTCCGAAAATCTTTAGGTTTGAAGCAGGCCGAATTTGCCGAAAAGATAGGCATTAAACAAGCCTATCTATCTGAGTTGGAGACAGGTAAAAAGCCTATTCCGACCAATATATACAACTCTCTCGTGGATGTGTTTGGCGAGGAAACTTGCGATACGTTTGCAATATCGCAAGAGGAAGCCATAAGCGGTCAACATTTCCACGGCCCGATAACGGGGGATAACCCACAATTCGCCGGGCATGATTTCAATAACAACCCGCCATGCAATTTTGGCATCGAGGTTGAAAGGGTAATCGCGGCCATGACTGCACAAGCAGACCTCACAAAAGAAGCTCACGAGATAACCAGACGCGCACAAGCCCAAGTTGACCGAGCGCAAGCGCAGGTTGACGTGGCACAACAACAAATGAATCGCCTATTGGCTATAATTGAACAGAAACTAAATATTGTACCAGTATGATTTGGATTTTTCTTATCCCGATAATCTGCCTAATACTCGCGGCGATTGTCAAAGGCTTTACGACAACTCCAAGCCAAAGCCTTAATCAAAAATTCGTAAGTCTTGGCACACTTACAGGCAAAACCTACTCGCAGATTACAAGTGTAGTTGGCGAGGCTAACTCCAAAAATTCTATTGGTAATGGAACAATCCTTTGCCAATGGGTTCAGCCTGCCTATCACATAGCGTTATTATTTGACGCGAACATGATTTGTTTGGGAGTGGAGAGCGAAACAAAGGTTGATGAAACGCAGTTAGGACTATGAACGAATACTACCGAATGGTGATTGAGCTTTTCAAGGAGAGCCTCACCAGCGTAAACCGGGTAAATCCCGATGAAAGCCTCCCGGTGCTGATAGAGATAGAAAAAGCGATAACAACTGCAAAAATCACCGGACAGCCCCTTGATGAGCTATACCAGCTCAAAGCGGATGTTGAGTTGATAAGAGCTTTGAATGAATGAACACTCCGATAAGCAAGCAAATCATGGAGCGTTTCTATTGCGCTCTTGACGCGATAATAGCCATGAAGCGTATTCGCGGAGTAAACACATATTGTCGGCTATATGAGATAGACCGCCGCAACCTTATCGCCAATCGAAAGGATTTAGATAGGGGATGGTTTCAAGTTTCGTGGCTCCAGCCGATGATAACCGACTACGGAGTAAACGCCAAATGGCTCTTGACCGGCACCGGCAAGATGTTTGATGAATAAGAATAGGGCAGCACTTTCGGGTGTTGCCCTGTTTTGTTCTTTCCCCCACACCCCCTATTTTAATATACATATACTCTTTTACTACTACTCTTAATATAGTGTGTATATATACGCGCGCAGGCGCATTATGCGCGCAGGCGCGAGGCAAAATTTTGCCTAAGCAAAACCGCCTAAAAAGTATCTTGAATTTCAGCGACTTACAAATTTTGCTTAGGCAAAACGGTGATTTTGGGATTTTGCTTAGGCAAAAGTTGTGAATGTGTTGATTATCAGCGTTTTGCGAGTTTTGCCTAAGCAAAATTTTAGGGCGTGGAACATTTTGCCTAAGCAAAACCGAAAGCGCAAAGCATTGATTTTGTGGGTATTTCAAAATTTTGCCTAAGCAAAACGGGGTCGAAAAAGTGTGTTTGAGAGCCTATTTTTAGCCACTTTTTGCCCTAAAAATTCCGTGGAACATTTTGCTTAGGCAAAATCACCTTGAAATTATTTTGATATTCAGATATTTACAAATTTTGCTTAGGCAAAACGCTATTTTTTAGGCTCGTCAACACTTGGTAAATCCAATGCCAGAAAATCAAGCACGGCGCGGTTGGCCGCATCTATTTTATCCCAGCTCTTGCGAATGTAAATGTCGGTTACGCGCATATTCTCGTCAACATGGTTTAGGGCAGTATGCACCGTGTATTTATCAACCCCAGCGTCATTGTTGGCTATCGTAGCCCAACTATGCCGGGCCGCGTAAAACTCCAAATCATCAACGCCGATAATCTTACCTATGCGTTTCAATCCTTTGTTGAGCGCAGCGCAAAATGTATCGGTGGATGAATAGAGCCGATAGAAATTGAACACCCTTTGCCCCGTGGTGTCGCGGTACTTATCCACAAGAGCCTGCGCCTCCGGCTCAATCCTTATGGAGATTTCCGCTTTGTCGGCACGGCGGTTGCGTGTCTTTTGGCGTTGGTAGGTTATGCGGCCGTCCGCGATGTCGGTTGCGGCGAATAGGTCGGCGGCGTTCATGCCTACAAGAAAGAAACTCAGAAGAAACACGTCCTTTGCAAAATTGAACCGATTCACTCCGGGTTGTAGTATGGTCGTATATGGAACTTGCGCAAAAGCCCGCATCTGCTCGACTGACAAAGCGCGTTTGCGCGATAGCGAGGGCTTTGGTATCTCTACCTTGTTGAACGGAGAGAAAGGTATGCGGATAATTCCGGCTTCCTCATCGTTAAATTCTTTCTTAGCCCGGTTATACATTGCCCGGAGTTGCGCAAGATACAGGCTTTGGGCGCGGTCTCCTTTCTTGCAGTCCTTACGCGGTGGCTGCTTGGCTATCCATGCTATCCAGTCATTGAGGAATTGCACCGTGATTTCCTTAATGCTGACAACCTCACGCTCGGCAAATCGTTTCAGACTGTTTATTGCCACCTTGTAGGCTTTGGCGGTCCCGCCTCGTCCGTCTTTCTCCAGCTTGGCGATGAAAGCCTCGGTGTAGGCTACTATATCCAAGTCAAAGGGTTTTTCTCTATCTTTTGCCAGCAACTCCACGACCTGCTCCACGGTCATATCGTCCAGACCCTCGCCCACGCTGTTGCATATAGCGCGATAGCGGCGCAATGTGTCCTCTACCATGTCGATGTACTTTTGGTTTTTGAGCTTGAGGGCGCGTGTCAAATCCTCTTTACCTACATACCACGGAGTAGAGAGATACTTTTTGCGCTGCTTGTGAGTAACGCGGATTTTTATGTTATAGGTGCCGTCGGCTCTCTTTTGATGAGCATACACCTCTGCTTTGAAAGTTGCCATTTTCTCTTGTAGAACTATTGTAGAACATTCTCACGCAAAATTAGTCATTTTTTGCGGAAAGTGAGGAAACAAAAAAGCCCCACCCGGAAAAGGTGAGGCTTGATTTTGTAGCCCTGCGGGGAATCGAACCCCGATTTAAGGTTTAGGAAACCCTCGTTCTATCCGTTGAACTACAAGGCTTTATGTAGTCTAATCAATGTGTCGGCTCTAAAACATTCACTCGGTAAACAAAATTTGCTCTCAAATTTTGCGTTCAACCCGGAATAGATGTTTAGGAAACCTCTATTCTATCCGTTGAACTACCGGGGCGAAAAAAGCTCTTAAAAAAAGAATGAGAAACGAAATAATCTCATTAAAAAAGATTATATGCATTTCTCATTCTCCTCTCTCCTCTTGCGGTATGGACGGGACTCGA